TACCCATTGCTTGTAGTTGTTGGGTACTTCGGATACGTAATTAGACGAACTTTCAGGGGGTAGGGTTTCATCGGCTTTGAGTTCCTTGATAAGCTCTTCATCGGTTTTTAGCAGGGTGATGATATGGCACTTGCAGCCTACGTGCCAGCCGTGAAAGTGGAATGTTTTGGGGTATTTGCCTTTCAGTTCATCGCACATATCATAGACTTTGTGCTGTGGGGATAGTCGTACCTCGAAGCCTACAATATCAGGGTTTTGCTGTATCCGTAACCAATCAGCGGACTTATAGGCTACATTGATTTCGTTGCTGGTAAGGCGCAAGGTGTTTTTATAGGCACTTCGGTACACTCCTTGCCCAGGGTGATAGTTTTGGGCGTTCTTGCTTAGCACAAGGTTGCCGTATTGGTCTCTGACCCTTCGGAATAGGGCGGTGGGATTGTTTAGTAAGTTTCGTACCTCACGACTTAACTGTGTGGCACTTTTGCCTTCTTCTAAGGAAACAGATAATGCGAGTTCTATTTCGGTTTGTGCTTTTTTGGCAATGTCCCATACCCTATCAGAGACCGTGAAATCTTTAATCTTTCGTACTTTGAAGGCTTCGAGGGCTTCAAGGTTCTTATATTTGGTTAGTCCTTCTCTTAGTAGTTTATCGTGCTTGCTATTAGCAAATGCCCATTCTTTGGTGATGCCGTCTTTGATGATTTGGTCTAATTGGTTGCTGAAATTGGCTAATTCCTTTTCAAAGGCTTTTCCTTTCTTTGTGGCAGCAAAAGCAAATAATGTACTTGCGATGAGTTCTTTATAGTCGGTTTTGAGGGCTATAAAGGTGGCTGTACCTACAAGCTGGTAAAACAATCGTTCTACCTGTTGTAGGTATGCCATTAGGTGCTTTCTATGTTGCTCATCGTAGTTCATTAGATAGCGGCTTCATTGAGGTTGCTGTTTTCCTCGTCTTTGATTTGCTGTAATTGGGCTTCGGGGTCGGTGATACCAAAACGCTGCATTGCTTCACGCTGTGATATAAGGGGCTTACCTCCATTGGCTTCCATAAGGGTACGTATCATTTCGGTATCATCGTCAATATCAAAGGGGGTAATGATGGGGGTAATGTCTATATCTTTCAGTTCTTTTTCAAAGGAGATATACATCTTAGAGAGGAAGGCTAAAATGATATTGATACGCCTTTGTAGGGCTGGTATGAATATAGCCTCATTGTCTTTTACTTTGAGGTGAGCGGGTAGCCAAGCAAGTTTGCGCCCTACGCCTGATAGCATATTCCCTTTACCTGCGTAGAACTCATCGGAAAGGTCGGGGGTGTGTGAGAACTCGTGTATATCACGGCGGTTCATACTCATTTCTTTGTCGAAACTCTCATTAGCATTAGGAGGCACAACAAATTGCACGTTTCCACCATCTTTTACTTCAAAGACTTTACCCCCAGTGTTGTTACCTGACATTTTCCCCTCGACTTTGCCTGCTATCATTAGAATAGGTTCACCAAATTTTCTGTTACTTTCAGAGAAGTAGGTACGTTGTACTTCGGCAATCTCAATAAGGTGCTGTACGGCATCCCATTCGGGTTTATCTTGCTGATATAGCACAACAGGTATTTTACCTATGATATTTTTTTTCACTTCGGTAGTAGTTTGTCCGTTTTCAGTAGTGAAAGTATATATAAATTCAGCGGTGAAGGCTTGAAATATATTTTTTTTACCGTCCTTACTTGTGCTTTCAACTCCAAATGATATTAGGTTATCATTGTCGTCAAAGCGAGGGTATAGGTTATATTTTTCGGGGGATAGTATTTTGTGGTACAACAAAAAGTCGGATTTTACACCGTATTTTTCATTAGGTTGCTCTTCTAAATACCATAATTCAGCTACTTGCGTATAACGTTTTACCTCTGTACATATTTTGCTGTCTGAAAAGTTCATTTTATTAGCCTTAATAACTGACTGAAAGGCAGTAAATAGTGGACTATCTTCAGCGGTGTACTTGTAAGGGATAGCGGTTTGAAACATCGTGGCAATATCTACAATACGTTTTTGGTAAGGTAATCCTACACGATTGAGAGCGCGATAACTTTTTCTAAAACGTTCCTTTCCGTTAGCATCTAACATAGGATTACCCTCTTCATCTGTAATCGGTATCAAAATAGACTGGTCAGGATATTTGTGTTTGTTTTGGAATATATCGTGCTTTTTTACATCGTACTGGCGTTTGTAAGGCTCAATATCTACAGTTGTAGCATTTGTTTTAAATTCTTCTTGTGTAATAGATTGTTCGTTCATATTGCTATATTTTTTTTAAATCATTGAGGCGAGTTGATATAGGTTGTTATTTGTACCGCTTAGTAGCTTCATTGTGATATAACGGATAGCATCTATAGCGTGGTTGTAGTTATCTATCGGTATGCCTGCTTTCTTGTCATTCCAAGCGTAATTTTTCAGCTCTTTCTTTACGTTGAAACTGTGAGGCGTTACCACTAACTTGTAATTGAGCATTGTGGTTATACCTGCTGATACGCTTCCTGCTCCTTTTTCGCAAGGTTCTATATTTAGCCCTTTATCTCTTAGGTCAGCAATCAGGCGAGGTTCGGCACTATCAGCAACGATAAGGTCATCGGGGTTGTCTATTAGGGTGCTATTAAGCTGGTAAAGTCCGTCAGAGGATAATTGCTTGTTGTTATAGTATTTTTCGTCTATATAGATGATTTTGCTGCGATTATCCAATGCTACTTTGATGAGGGTATCAGGGTCAATAGAAAAGCCGTAATCTTGTCCGTAGCCATAAGGAAGTGAGGTGTCAAACTCGCCCTCTTCCCAATCGGTGAATATAACGCCTTCGGATACATCAGCCCAGCGTCCTATAATCTTTTCAGCGTATTTGGTTTTGTTGAATAGTGATTGATTGAATTTTCCTTGCTCATCGGTGGCTTGTGCGAGGCTTTGGGCTTTTATTTCCTCAATCTGCTTAAAAAACTGCTCATTGAGGTTTTCTGCATTATCAAAGTAGGTAGTGTGGATATGCAATACATCGGGGTGGGTAGATATTTGCACCTCAACGCCGTCAATCTTTACCACTTTATGCGTTTTTTCAATGTACTTCTTATAAATGAAATGCTCGGCATTGGAGGGGTTCAGAATAAGGATAACCCGTAATTGCTTGCCTTTCTGACGGATTGATAGTATTAGTTTTTCATAGTCTTCCTCTGATAGCCATTCCTCCATTTCATCACCTACGAAAGTGGTAATACCGTGTAATGATTTAAGGTTGGCGGTTTGGTTTCCTGAAGAAGTTTTGATACCCTTAAAGAGTATTTCAGAACCTGAAAAGGTGTTTTTGATAGCTGTTTTAGTAATATTAAAATACGCTTGTGTACCCTCTGCTTCTATCTTTTCCTCAAACTCTGGGATAATAGAACTATGGGCTGATACCATAGTATAACGGCTGAAAAGGATTTTATGCCCGCCCTCAAAAGATAGGCGTTCGAGGAAGGTGGAGGCGTTGTACGACTTGCCGCTGCCTCGACCTCCTGAAAGGATAGTGATGAACTTATCTTTATTCAGATACAAAGGGTTATATACGGGCTGTGTTTTAATCATTACTTTTACTATTGCTTTTGAGCCACTGAGCGATGTCGATACTGCCTTGTACGGCGACTTCTTCACGGATGCCGTCGTCGGTTTTGAAAGTTTGCATAATGGTAGGAATAAGTGATAAGCGGTTAGCCATTGGCACTTTTACCTTTTTGAATTTGCCGTCAATGATATTTCCGTCTTCATCTGTCTCAGGCTCCTGCATTACACCGTATATAAGTGCATTGACACTCATATTAGCTACAGTCTGAAAAGTGCGGGAACGATAGGCTTTTTGTATTTCATATAATTCAGGGTTTTGGCGTATACGACGATACAACCACGAATAATCTACATTAAGCATTTCCGCAGCTTTGGTAGGTTGCCCATTGGTTTTGATAAGGGCTTTTTTTATATCCTCATCAGAGTATTCTTTAAGTCGTGCCATAACATTGTTTTATATTGTGAATTTTGCTTATTTTTCTATGATTTGTTGAATGATTTCGCCTTTGATATATTTATCATCTGGGCGTACAGAATAGATTATTTTTGCTTCTTCTATTTTGTTTTTGAGTACTTCCATAAAATAGAGCTTACTTTCATAGTCATAGAATGAAAGGGTGATATATGGGTCTCCTGCTACTTCTTGTGCTAATCTGTCTTTGGTTTCTTGTTTGGCTTGCTTAACGGCTTCTTTGCGTGCGAGGCGTTCTTCATCGGTGATTTGCTCGAGGTTGCGGAAATCGTCTTTTACTGCTTGGTTATAATCGGCTATATCAAAGACGGGGACATCGGCAATGAGTACATTTATATCGGCTTCATCAAGTCCTGCGAGGTCATAGTCTATTTCGGGGATTAGTGCGGCTAATAGGTCGTTATCAAACTCTCCTTGTGCGGTGGTAGAGTTGAAGAATATATTTTGCTCTTTCTCCTCCTTGTCTGATAGTTGTAGGACTTCCACACGTATAGGGTAGTCATTTTCGTGGGTGTCTGGGTTGTACTTTTCTATTTCGTCTATAATAGAAAGTCGTTGGTGTCCTGATACGAGGTTACCAGTGGTTTCGTTCCAAACAATTCCTCCTGCAAGCCCTATGCGTTTAAGGTTGGCTTTGAGTTTCTTTTTTGCGGTGTCGGATAAGCGGCGGGGATTGTAGGAAGCGAAATTGATTTGGCTTCTTTGTATGGTGATTGATTGTGCTTGTTTAACTTTCATTGTTTATAGGTTATAGGTTTCGTATTCAAATACTATTCGTTCGGCTTGTGGGAACTCTTTTATTACTTTCTGATAGTCGGCAGGGTGAAAGCGTTTGCAGTAGAGTAGGAAAGGTAGATTGCCTACACTTGTACCTTGACTTTGCCCTTCACCGTATTTTATGGGTGGTATGAGTTTTTTGAGTTTGATATACTTTTCTACATCGGCATTCTTGTATTTTGATAGTGGATATAGGTTGTGGGTACTGTCGGCAAACATTTCATCACGATAGGTGCGGAGCATAAGGCGGCGATTGAGGCTATCTGATTGCTTAAATCCAAATATTGCCCATTGTATGCCTGTATTCTTTTTGACCATTTCGGTAATGTTGGAAAGCTGATATACTCGCTGGGTGGGGTCTTTGCGGCAACCGAGTACGCCGTCTCGGCGATATTGAGAAAGGGCGTAATGTGGTACTTGCAGGAATGTGATGTTTGGGTACTTGTGCTTTGCGTATATGATGTATTTGTTGATGTGCTCAAGGTCTTTGACCATGTACATATATACGCAGGTGATGCGTGCAAAGTGTGGGTAACACAAGTCTAACAAGGCGATACTATCTTTACCTGTAGCGGAGTGGAATAGTATCACCTCGTTAGTCTGTGTAGCGAGCTCTTTTATGGACTGCAGTGCGTAGTACATAAGCAAATGAATTAAACTTTTGAACGCCCTGAACGCCCTAATGCTTTGGCGTTGCCTCGTCTGTGGGCTCGCTGTGCTTCTCTTGCCGTCCAATTGGCAGGGCGATTGGCAATGGCTTTATTTTCAGCTTTGATGGCTGATGAAACGGCGCTTCGTTGTGCGATGTTACCTCTTGGCATAATATAATTGTTTTATGGGTTACTAAATAAAAAAGCACTGCAAGACTGTAAAAAGACTTGCAGTGCTTATGGTATTGAGATGAAAAAAGTTATATATTTTCTCTGAAAACTACTTTGCCGAGTACGATAGCTAAATAGGTATCATCAGGGGCGAAGCCTTCTTTTTCGGCTTCTTTGAGTATGTATTGAGTTTTAGGGCTATCGGGGTTTTCAATCTTTTCTTCTTTGTCAATGTTGTACTTCATTTCAACAAGGGCTCTTTTAGCGTGAGGAGGTTTGTCCATACCGTTTTGAAATAGTATGTGTGTGATAGGTTTATCGCTTACATACTCGCCTTTGCTATTGAAGTTGGCAACTTTTTTGAGCCAAAAGTCTGAAAGGTCTCTAAACTCAACTGTTTTTTCACCACTTAGGATACGTTCGAGCGGTTCACGAATAATGTTAATGTACATTATATTTTCGTCTTTAAGCCCTAACTCGTCAATTACTTTTTTCATTTCGGGGGTGTACTGTATTTTTTTTGCCATATTGATTGATATTTTAATGGTTGTTATTCTTTTTTATGATACTACCCGCCTTGCAAATCTTTTGTGCAAAGATAAGGTATTTGCAAGGGTGGTGTATGCTGATAGTTTGACATTTTTTTGACATTTTTTTTGCGTGGTGCAAATATAGTGATTTTATGCGATATTTACAAGGTTGAACTTCTTAAAACAGCGATATTCGTGGCATTCGGTATCGAAGTATATTTGTACGGTATTATTGGTTTTGCGGCTTTGCTGGGTAGGGGGTAGCAAATCGGGGCGTAATGTACCCCACGCTTCACGGGTTGAACCGTCTACTTTTTGAAAGTAAAAGCGTACTATTTGGCTGCTCATTTTGCTTTTGAGTTTGATATTTGCCCACGCTTTTTTGAGGCATTCGCTAAATGATAGCCCTGTTTGGCGTGCAAACTGCCAAGCGAGGGTAAAAACGTTCTTTTTGTCGGTATTTTTCATTTTGATAGTGTTTTAAAAGGTTTAATTTGAGCCCTTGCCAGCAGCGAACTGGGTAACCTCTGAAAGGTTCAAGGGCGGGCATTACAGTGTATCAGTGTAGTTTGTGTAATAGCAAATTAATTCATTCATTTCTTGTGCCTCAATAAGCCAGAAAGGTATATAGTTACTACCATCTACCTCTATAGGTAGCCCCATAGATGAGAAGTAAATATGATAGCGTTCAGCAACCACTGGTATTATGTTATATATAAATTCATTCAGTTCGTCTTCGTCTTCGATGCGTGGTACTGTGTAACATTTGCGATATTCGTCTTTTAAGTGGCTTAAACCATCGCTATCATCGTAATAATAGCTTTTTTCGTTGTAACATTTAAGTATGTGCTCAAAAAGATAATCTTCGGCCCTTGCTAATGTTTGTTGAAGTTCGTAATGTAAGGGGTGGTCTATGTCGCTAAATATAGCTGTTAGTTCTTTGTAAGTGTAAATGTTTAATGTTACTGATTTCATTTTGATACGGCTATTAAGGTTATTAATTATTTTCTAGTGTGTAGTGTAGTACGGTTGCTTTGTGTATGGTTTTAGCATTGTTGTAGGTAGATGATTTGCTTTCTTTGATATT